TTGCGACAGAGTGCCACTTTACAGTTGTCGGCTCGTCATTTCACCAGTTTGAACCTGTAGGCGCGACTGGTGTTCTGGTACTGTCCGAGAGCCACTTCAGTGCGCACACATACCCAGAGGAATCCAAGGTGTACATTGACGTGTTTTGTTGCGCGCCGTCGTTCGACCCCGAGCTGTGCAGCCGCGTCATCCTGAAGCACTTTGGGGCGACTCATGCATCATGGCAGGTGGTCCGACGGGGCAGCTAAGGATTATATTACACGTTAGAGTATGGAATCGAGTGACCGCCAGCGCAAGAAGGAATCTGCCCAGAAGCAGAAGAATTATTCAGTCTATTCTAAAAAGGCGGTTCGGCTAAAGCTTGGTGCTCTTCTTAATGAGGGGTCTAAGCAAAAAACTGTAAATAAGATTTGAGCCCTTGGTTGATTTCTTGGTAGCAGGGTTGTTTGGGTTCGCCGCCCTCTTGCGTGCGTTCAGATGTTTCTTCTGGGCATTCAGGATGGCGACGCGCCTTTTAGCATATGCGCGGTCAAATGCGTTGACCTGGTTGCGATGCTTTTTAAGGAGTTGCGCAATAGTCATATATATGCAGTCAACAATTGATTTTATGGGAGATGAGTCTGTCTGGCAGAGCATTGTTCCAGGTGTTGTTATTCGCCGTAGGCCAGGTGGGCGTCACATACCTCGCTGGCCTACCGCATATTTTATAGATTCGCACTGGACGGCCCAGAAGGCGGGCGAGCCAAACAGGTTCGACCCGTACGACCACTGTCAGAAGCCCGGGACGCACAAGTTTTGCCAGACGTTCTCTATGATGTATCTGCTGGACGAGCTGCCGGCTCACGGCACGTACCGGGAATATGACGCGTGCGCTCTTCGATTTATTCAGAAGGTGATTGAGCAGCTGCCCGAAAATCACCCTGGTTTTAATTACGACCTGAAGAAGAGCGCCTTCCTGGACACTTCTTCGGGCCGTAGCCCTTTTGGTTTTTCCCTTTCGCGTGCGTGACCCAAGTACTGCGTACTTGACGTTTAGTTGGAGAATGCGAGGCCGCCCATGCCGGACTGGATACGCAGGATGTTGTAGTTGATGGCGAACAGCTTCTGGACGCAGTTACCGCAGCCGTTGGGTGAGCCGGCGGTGGAGAAGGCCTGGGACTTCAGGTTGACAGACACCTGGGCGTTGTCAATGCGAGAGAAGTTGCACGTGCCGGTTGGCTGGTGCTCCTCGGGCTTCAGTGCGAAGCTGTACACGTAGATACCCGGGTAGGGGGTACCGGTGTGGTACTGCAGGGGCTGGTACAGGTTGAAGTACTTGCCAGCCTGGGCCGCGAAACGGTCCTGGCCGTTGAGCACAACCTTGAAGCTGTACAGAGGGCCGACCTCGAACTGGCCTGCGATGGGCTGGCCCTCCTCAATCCAGAAGACGTTGGAGGAGCCGGCAGCGGTGGAGGCTGCGGCGTTGGAGAACAGGTGGGGGCAGCCAGCCAGGTGGGGCAGCAGGTAGTTGGAGCTGGTCACGTAGGCCTGGATGTTGGAGGTCACGTTCACGTTGGCCGTGTTGGAGGAGAAGTTCCACATGCCGTTGTAGTTGGCGCCGGCGCTGATGGCCGTGGTGGTCAGAGCGTTCTGGTAGCACCAGATGAACTCCTTGATTGGGTGGTTGAAGGACAGGCGGATCAGGGACGGGCTGGTCTCGGATGAGGAACCGGCCGCGATGGAGTCACCGCCGGTGTGCTGCACCTGCTCAATCAGGTACTCGTGACCCTTCTGGGCGAAGCGGCGACGCTCCTCCGTGTCCAGGTACACGTAGTTGGCCCACACCTGAATCTGGTTGGCGCCGAAGTACAGGGAGTAGTAGTTGGTCAGGTCAAAGTCCATGCGCACCTCGTGGTACTGCAGGGCAATCAGGGGCAGGTACAGGCCTGGGTTGCGGTTGAAGAAGAACAGCAGGGGCAGGTACACGTAGCCGGGGTTCTGGGAGTTGCCGTTCATCGCACCGTTGCCGCTGGTGCCGTAGGCAGGGTTGGACATGGTTGCCAGCTTGCCATAGGCAATCTTGTCGGACTCACCCAGGAAGGTCTCCGCGTACAGGCGGAACCAGGTCTGGTAGTGCTTGTCAATGCGCTGGCCACCGATGGTCAGCTCAACGGCCGCCACGGCACGCTCAGCCACCCAGTTCAGGTCGCTGGTCAGGTTGGTGGACACCAGGTTGGCCTGAGCCGCCTGGGTCACGCCGGTCGCCGGCTGCAGCTGCAGCCACATGTCACCGACCAGGTCGCCGTTGCGGGCAATGGTCACGGACACACGGGCACCGTTGGCGGCGCTGCCGTTCACAGTCTGCAGGATAGCCTCCATCGCGAAGTTGGTGTGGCGCTTGTACACCGCCTGGAAGAAGGTCACCTTGGGCTGGCCCGTCAGATAGACGTCCTGAGCTCCGTACGCTACGAGTTGCATAAGTCCACCGGCCATGATTGCTTGGTACTCTTAGCCAAGAAAAAAATTCTGAACAGACACCCCACTTAGGACGCGCCCAAAAAAAAAATAAAAAAAATTAATTTATATAAATGTCTGCCATGAAGAAGAAGCCTGTTCAGGATATTCCCGAGGAGGAGGAGATTGACCTCGAGGAGGAGGATGAGGACGAGGAGGGTCAGGACGAGTTTGACATGGAGGATGGTATCGACCTGGTGGAGGCCCTGGGTCAGATGCTGTGCACTGAGGAGGGCGAGACGGTCGCGACCGCCCTGGCTAGCATCGCCACCAGCGCCGAGAAGATTGCTTCCCAGCTCGAGATGCACAACAAAATTCTTGTAAAGATTTTTGGTGCCCTGAAGCCACCAGTGGCAACTGGCATTCTCGCACCTGCCTGAAGGTCAAGCAGTTAAAAAATAATGCAAATATAGTAACAATGGACAAGGTGCACACAATCGAGCGTGAACAGACAACCGAAAAGACTAATGATATTCGGATGGAAATTCTACGCTCGGATGTGAGTCAGCTTGATCCGCCTAAAATGGAGGCGTTTGTCTTGCAGCTTGAGAAGAAACTAAGCCTCAACTGCAAGGGTGACAAGTTCTTGCCGCTCACCGGCGGCTTTCGCCAGTTTTTTCACGATACTGAGCTGGACGCGAACGGTATCCCAGTAAACCCCAATCTCGAGCACGCCGCCTCACAGAAGAATCGCTTCGTGGCGCTCTTTTCGGAGCTGTACCACCACGCAGGCGAGCTCAATATCCGCGAGCTCGCGACAAAAGATGTCAACGGTGACGAGTTTCAGTTTGGCCAACGTATTACCCGTCTCATCGAGACTGTAGATGATGCGTACGAAATGATATTTAGGTATGTTCGTATGTACGAACGCATAAACCATCCCACGTACGTGCCAATCCAGGGTGACATGGACCACTCCATTTTCCGCTGCAAGACCATCGGTCCTGACGAAAAGGATGAGAACACACCCTACCAGAAGCTGCTGCTGTACCTGCTCAACCAGTGCTACCTCCTCAAGATGCGCCGCTACGGCGACTACTGCTGCAAGCAAATCGAGACGGCCGACGGCCACCTGACCAAGGCCTGGAAGCCCGTCATGGAAATCAAGGATTTCGTATACCACTACACCCAGAAGGAGGACAAGTACGACATGTGGCGCAACATGACCAGCAAGGGTAGCGCGGTGGCTGACGTGGTCAAGCACCTGACCAACTGCAAGGACCTGCAGTTCCCACCAATCAAGAAGAATCGCAACGTCTGGTCGTTCCGGAACGGCATCTTTGTCGGCAAGGAGTGGGAACCGACCCAAGGCAAGTACATCTGTACTTTCTACCAGTACGGCTCGACCGAGATTCAGACGCTCGACCCGACCATCGTCTCGTGCAAGTATTTTGACCAGGACTTTGTTACGTACGACCACATGGATGACTGGTACAATGTGCCGACACCCTTCATGCAGTCCGTGATGGACTACCAGAAGTTCTCTGAGGATGTCTGCCGCTGGATTTACGTCTTTTGCGGCCGGCTGTGCTATCAGGTGAACGACATGGACTGTTGGCAGGTTATCCCCTTCCTCAAGGGTATCGCGCAGTCCGGCAAGTCGACCATCATCACAAAAGTTTGCAAAAAGTTTTACGATTCACAGGATGTCAAGACTCTGTCGAACAATATCGAAAAGAAGTTTGGTCTGGAGAGCATCCTGGGTGGTTTCATGTTTATTAGTCCAGAGGTGAAGGGTGACTTGGCGCTCGAGCAGGCGGAGTTTCAGTCGTTGGTGTCCGGTGAGGACCTGAGCATCGCGCGCAAGTTCAAGACGGCACAGAGTCTGACGTGGGACGTGCCGGGCATCCTGGCTGGTAACGAGGTGCCCAACTGGCGTGACAACTCTGGGTCGATTCTGCGCCGCATCGTGACGTGGAACTTTGGCAAGCAGGTGCAGCAGGCGGACCCCACGCTCGAGGACAAGCTGGACACGGAGATTCCGGCGATTATGTGCAAGTGCATCAGGGCCTACCTCGAGTACTCTCAGAAATATCACGACAAGGATATCTGGACAGTGCTGCCGCCATATTTCAAGACGGTGCAGACTCAGGTGGCGATGGTGACCAACACGCTCCAGAACTATCTGGCGTCAGGCAAGCTCAAGTACGGGTCGGACATGATGGTGCCTCAGCAGCTGTTTGTGGCAGAGTTCAACAAGCATTGTCAAGAGAACAATCTGGGACGACCGCGCTTCAACCCGGATTTCTACGCCGGGCCGTTCAGCAGCCGCGAGCTCGAGGTGCGCCAGTTCACAGGCACATACAACGGCACAGCCTACGCAAACAAGCCCTTCCTCTTCGGGTGTGACCTCATCCGCGAGGCGGCCGCTTTTGATGACTACTAGACGACCCAAAGGGTCGGGGCCCTACGGTCCAGACTTAAATGTTAGTAATAAATAATATGAGCACTGGAAAGTTTCCTCGAGGACACGAGTACATATCGGCCATGGGCACAGAAGAGAGTTTTCGGCACACAGACGGCCAACTCATCACAGCCCTGTACAAGGCCAAGTACAACCCGGCCAACATGAAAAATATACGACTCGTCAACAACGTAGCTGAAATTGCTGGCTACAAACGCGTCGGTGAAAAGGCCATGGTGCGCTTTATCAAGAATAGAAAGTCACCAATTATTAGTCCTTCAGCAAATATTAATAATGTTACTCGTTGGATTCTTAAATTAAAGAGTCCTTTAGCGACCGTAAACATCTTCAAGTCTGGGGCGGTCCAGATTGCGACGGCCGCGCCCGTAGAGCAGGTTGTGCGTTTTCTTGACCAGCACTATCTGCCGGGCTTTGCGCAGACACCTGTCGAACCAGTCAAAATTGATGGACAATTCTTTTTAAATTTTATTATAGACCTTGATGTGCTCGGGATGCTTCTCGCCAAGTATGTCCCTCTTAAAGACTATAGTTATATGAACGAGTCTGAGCTGCACCCGGGTGCCTTTCTGAAATACAAGGGTATCAAGTATCTCATTTACCAGAAGGGTCAGATTCTCTTCATGGGCACGGACCCCGATGTTATTCAGAAGGCTCCAATGATTTTTGCAGAATTGTTTGAGAAATATAAAATTCCGATAGTTCACAAGAATCGTAGCCCTATTCCTATGCGCCTGATGCGAGGTGGTGTGCTCCTGTCTCCTCAGAGGGCCAAGCAGAATAAGAAACAACAGGGTCGCGAGCGTTACCAGTTTGCTGTTACTTACACTGCCAAGAAGAATGGGTTCTATGTGCGCCCCGGGCCGAACGGCAAGCCCCGGTTCTACCCCAACCCCGAAAACAGCCGGGCCGCAGCCGTCCTGCGCATGAAGGTGCTGCGCGCTTATACCAACGCCGGTGTCAACATCCCAGCGAATGTGAAGAACCTGTTTAATTTGGAGGGGGTTGAGCTCAAGGAGAAGGTGGCGCCAAAGAATGCACCCACCTCGTTCAACGCTGTCAAGCCTGGGTTTTACGTCAAGCCGGGCAAGGGTGGTCTGCCCCAGTTTTACAAGATGCCCGAACACATCAACAAGGCTCGGGCGGGTATTATCGAAGCGTACCGCCGCGCCGGTAAAAACATCCCACAGACTGTCAAAAATCAATTCAAGATTGGCAATGTCGGCATGCAGCTGCCAGCTGGTCACCACATCAACAAGGTGGGGAATCGGTACAGAATCAATGGCGCCTTTGCTGACGAGTACACCGACGCGCAGCTGCTCGCCATCGCTCGAAACCTGAAGATTGCCCAAGCCTCCAGCGCTCTCAAGAAGGGCGCTGTCGTCCGGCTCATAGTGAACAAGCTCGGCGGCTCGCCAAATGGAGCGGCGCACGCAAACATCAATGGCGTGCCGCACACCCTGCTCATGAATGGGCGCGTCATGCGCGGCAAGCGGGCCAAGCAGTGGAAGCTGCTCACAGCCACCGAAAAGAATGCCATCGGTCAGAAGATTCTCTCGGCGACAAATTTCAAAGAGTGGAAAGAGAAGATAAAGAGGGACGACCAGTACGAGGTTCTTCTGTCACAGGTGTACGGCAGGAAAAAGACCCCTTCACCCCCGGCACCTGTCCAGCCTCCACCCCCGGTCGTCGTCCCGCCCCCGCCTTCTCCCAACAACAATTTTGGAAATCTTATTAATCTCGAGTTTTATATCAGTAACGCACTCGGGAACAAGTACGAGAACATGATACGCAACAGCAACGCGGCCAATCTGAAGAAACTCCTGAACGCACTGCCCAAAGGCGCGCGCGGCAAGCCTCTGCAGGCTGACGTGAACCGTGTCAAGATGGCATTCGTGAAGAACCTCAAGAGGACCCGCCAGCTCAATGACATCAAAAAGAAATATTACAACAAGATTGTTGTGCCGGCGAACATGCGCGCCATCCTTCGCGGTAACGTGAACCTCTACAAGAAACAAATGACAAATATCGCGACGAGACTGAACAACAAGGGTCGTTTCCCGAGCCAGGCGAATGTCAAGAAGGGTATAATTACATGGGTTCGCGCACAGTACCCACGGCGGCTCAAGCAGGCTGCACGCGAGGTTGAGAATATGGCGACTGGTGAGAAGCGGATGGTGTACCCATCACCGCCATCGCCAAATCGTAAAACGCCCAGCGTACCACGTGTATCAGCGAAGCGC